CGTGCATATCCAAATTACAAGATCCATGATGGGCATGGAAATCTTCTTGAGGCATCGACTGCACTGAAGATCAGGAAGAAGATCCATGAGGACACTACACCCGACAATCGACGGTCTGATCGGGGGATTTGACCTCTCCGAGCATTGGTGCATGGATTTGTTTGGGATAAATAAAGGATACAGGAGATCCAATGCTTGAGATTCGCAGGATAGATGAAGCGGCAAAGCCAAAGAAGGCATTCCTCATGTCGGGTGCCTTCAATCCCTATACAATCGGTCATGAAGAGGCAGCAAGGCAAGGTGTCCATGTTGCCAAGAAGACAGGGCATACGCACTTCTACCACGGAGTGGGAGCATCTGCCGAGACTGAGGATGCCCCGCTCACCCATGCACAGAAAACAAGCGTCATAAAGGCATCCCACCGCCACATCAAGAAGGATGTGAAGGGAATCAAGATGGGTGTGCTTCCACAGGAACATGACAATCCATTCAAGCAAGTGCTGCACCTAGCGAAGACAGGGCATACCCATGTCACGCTTGGTCTTGGTTCCGATCAGATGAAGAAGAATGCACTTCGTGGGCAACTTGAGAAGCATGTCGCGAAGCATGGTGGCATGAAGGATCAGGATGGAAAGGTGCATCCCGTCACTCTTGCATTCCGAACGATGGGAAAGAAGCGAGACGAGAGACCATTGCACAGGACTGAACTCCTCACTCGTCTTGGCAAGGGTGACCTGACCGTTGCAAAGGCAGGGCATCTACGCAAGGCAGTCCGCACAGGTGATACTGAACTAGCCCATGCACTCATGCCGAAATCTGTAAATGCCAAAAAGTATCATTCGATGATCAGCAATGCACAGAAGAAACTCACAAAGAAAGTTCATGAAGGCTTTGTGAGTTTCGGTGAGTACATTGCCGAGACGACTACGAAAAAGCAGAAAGCCCGTGCAAGATGGCAGAAGATAGACCATATCCTCCGCGCACAGCACCATATCGCAAAGAACCTTGGACGCGGCATCGACATTGAGGATCAGGAGCCACAGGCAAGGATCTCCCACAAGTCGCTTGAGATGGCACGGGACAGCATCAACCGCAAGTTGCGCAAGGCAGTGCATGAGGACATCTCCGCTTCGGTTGGATTCATTCCCGAAGCACCCGAACTCGATCCTTACATAGAACCAAGTGAATCTGAACACCCCCACAAGTACGACAAGCACTTCAGGGATACAAAGAAACGGGTGCTTGATCAAAAGAGAGAAAAGTATGTAAGTCATCGGAATCTGGGAGAGATTCATCCTGGCTATGAACTTCACCGGCATGTGGTGACAACCCACAGGTATGGAGCAAGGCATGGCGATCCCGTCGTGCATTCACACAGATATACCATCGTCCACAAGAAGACGAAGGATGTTGCCGGAGAGATAGATGCCACCGCAGGAAAGATAGACAAGAAGACGGGTGAGCATAGACCAGGAACTGGCAAGGGTCTGAAGATCGACTGGGTGGGAGTCCATTCCGATCACTCATCGAAGAAAGTCGGGAAGTCCCTTGCAATAGCCGCATACAAGCATCTTCACAACAAGGGTCATTCGATCAAGAGCGATACGCGGCAGAGTTACGGTGGAGCGCATGTATGGAACAAGTTGCGCCATGATCCCGATGTCGGGCATCATGTCAAGTTCCATGATGAACTAGACAACAAGGCAAGACCAGCACACGAACTATCTCATGGTAGAATCTGGCAGGAGTTTCCATCGGGGCAGGAGTCAACACTTGTTCTCCATGCGAAGCCAAGGAAGAAGGCAGTCACCGAGGACATCGAACTCATTCCCGTGCATCGCGATCATCATGTGGACAAGAGGAAGGCAGCGGATGTCCACAAGGCATATGGATCGAAGACCTATTCATCCGACAAGGTCGTGAAGAGAAAGAACCTTGGGCAGATCCATCCGGGCTATGATCTCCATCAGCATTCGGTCGAGATAAACACAGGTCGTGGCAGCGAGAGGGCAGTCAAGCACAGGTTCACAATCGTGCATAGGGCAAGCGGAGATGTCGCTGGCGAGATGCACGCATGGGGTGGAAAGTTGCATCCGATCAAGGGAGTCGTGCGGGGAACCAAGGGCAAGGGTCTCAAGGTATCGCATCTTGAAGTCCATCCCGATCACCGCGAGAAGAAGATCGGAGCATCATTGCCCGTGGAGATGTACCGCCATCTCCATCGCCGTGGTCATGCCATTCAGTCGGATGCAATACAGAGCCACGGTGCGGCACATGTATGGAACACCATGCGCCATGACCGTGAACTCAAGAAGCACATGATGATCCATGACGATGGCACACCAGTGCGCGGTCAGGTCCATAGTTTCGAGAAACGCGCACACAGAAGACCAGAGAGGCACATCTGGTATCAGCATTCGGTCTGGCGCAGCGGACGGGAGAAGGTCGAGGGTTCTCGTGGGGATGAACCAGAGACCACCAAGACCCTCATACTCTCCGGCAAGAAGCGCAAGAAGAAGACCGTCAAGGAAGACATTGAGATGTCACAGATCCTCAATAAGCCTCATGGCGGATACTATCGGGATTTCGCAAAGATGGTTGCAGCAAAGGGCATGACCCCGAAGAGATCGGGAAGGATTGCCAAGGGATACAGCCTTCATACAAGCGTCGATAAGGATGATCCAAAGATTGAGAATCATCACATCGTCCATGATGCAACGGGTCATGTAGCAGGTGAAATCACCACACGATCTCATGGAGATGAACACACCGTGATCCATACCGACATACATGGCGATCACACGAAGAAGAAGATCGGCAAGTCCCTTGCAGTGCTTGCATACAAGCATCTTGCAAGAAAGAAGGGTAGCCTCAAGAGCAGTTCCTTGCAAAGTCCTGGTGGGGCATCCATATGGAACAGGATTCGCAAGGATCCAAAGATGCGCGGAAGGGTATTCCACAGTTCCACAAGTGGAGAAGTTCCTGCCCATGATCTACCCGACAAGAAGATATGGGCATCGGATCTACCCGTCACAAAATCGAAGGGAACTCCCGAACATCTTCCAGCACCGAAATATTCCTATCATGGGGCATCTTGGCAGGATAAGAAAGAGCATTCACGGGTTCTAGGATCGCGGCTTGTGATTCGGCATCCTAAAAAAGCCTAAATATACAAGTCACCTAAAAATGGAGCAAATAGCAATGGGCGTACCCAACATTCAGCAGCAACTCTACCTCAAGAAGGCACTCAACGAGAACACGGACGGGATGTTCGATCATCCCGAGGTTCAGAATGAGGAAACGATCACCGAAGGTCTTCGCAATAAGATCAAGGCAATCTACGATAGCATCGGTGAGGGATATCATATGGATCGCGCACACAAGATCCTCCGAGACAACGAAAGAAGCAAGATTACTCCAGCAGAAAAGGCACGGCTGAAGAAAGCAAAAGCAGAACTTGATAAGATCAAGCCGAAGTATGCACCTGGACAAGATCCCGTCGTAAACAGCAGAAAGAACTCCTAATATGAACAATCAGTTCCTATCGCATCTTCAGTCAATCACTCCTCAAGGCATGGCAGAGGAGAAGAAGATGTTCATTCCTGCCAGCAAGTTCGAAGCCAAGCCTGGCAAGAAGATCAACATGACTCCCCCTCTTCCAGCAGTGGACGAGCAGGAGGAACTTGAGGAACTTGATGAGGCAACTCGCTCCAAGTATCTCAAGATCTATGGCAAGCACAAGGTTGGTTCCGATGAGAGCAAAATGAACCTAGCAAGACTCAAGCGGGACATGGCTATGCTTCAGCGCGGTGGTGCTGATGCAGAGACAATGAAGAAAGCCGCTGCTGCAAGTGGACGATTCAATCGCAATGAAAAGCCCGATCCATCATACAATCCCAATGATGCTGCAATGGCAGGATATCGCTTTGCAAGCAAGGCAACTAGAAGTTTTGATGCTGCCAAGAAGTCTCCACGCAAGGCTGCTGTCAGCGAAGCAAATGCTTCCAAGGCAAACAAAGTCTATCGTAAGTTTGGTCATGGAACAGAACATGATCTCGCGCAGTTGAAGAGACAGGTCGGTGTCCTTCGTCGTGGTGGTGCTTCCGATGAAACGATCAGAAAGTTCCCCAAGATTGCAGCAAAGGGCGGTTCTCACAATCAGGCAGAGATCACCACGGCAAGAGCGAACTTCATGGCTGGCGGTGCAAGAAAGAGGCGTTTAGGCATCAATTCTCCCCGCACGGCTGATGTCAGCGAGGAATGGGGCGGTGGATTCCAGTCCTACAAGGATGCCCACAAGGAAGTACAGGCTGGTCTTCGCAGGGATGCCTCCATTAACCGCAGGAAGATGGTTGCAGATATCAAGGCAGTTCACTCTGGCAAGATGACTCCTGCTGCATTCACCCGCAAGCACAAGACCAAGTTCAGCGAACTTCCTCTTGCAAAGAAGATGGCTGCTTCCCGTGAAAAGGCAAAGGCTCGTTACCTTGCCAAGAAGGCAGCAAAGGCACCAGCACCAAAGGCAGACTCCGCACCATCCATCATGGAAGGCTTCATGCGCAAGAGGCGTCTTCTCCGTGCAAGGACAAGCGGAAAGACACGCACACCTGAGCAGCGCAAGGCACTCGACACGGCATATGACTCAGAGTTGGGAAGAAGGGTTGCAAGGAAACTCCGACATGGTGGAGCAACGAAGGCAACCATGCGCTCGTTCATCAATACCGACAAGCCAACCACTGCTGCCGCAGACAGGGCATTCAAAAAGTACAACGAAGCCGAATGGAAGAAGCACCAGCAACTACTCGCAAAGGGTGTCCACCCGAAGCGTCTTGGCTTTGCCGAGTCCACCAAGATCTCAGAGGGTTCATTGGGCATGAAGAAGGGCATTCGTCTTGGAAGGGCAGTCCGTCAGAAGGGACATACCAATCTTGGCAAGAGAATGGATGCCGCTGAACTGCGCTCGTTCTCCAAGACACGCGCAGAGGTCGGGCTAGATCCTCGCATCAATGTCATCCCTCCCAAGTACAAGCCATCCGATGCAGAGTATGCAGCAATGCAGGGTCATGCAGAGAAGCGCAGGAAGGGAATAAACAAGAAGTACGGAATCGATGAGTCGATCTCCAAGAAGTACAAGAAGACCAAGAAGACCGCAAAGCGCGTCCTCAAGAAACTAGGCAAGGCACTCTCGACTCCCCGCGATGCGGTCGATGTCATGATCACAGGCAGGAACTTCTAAGAAATCCAAAAGGAACATAAGATGAATCTAAGAGATCTCAAGTCACTCAACAGCATAATCTCGGAAGTCACCAAGCCTGAAACGCAGGACAAGTCCCGCATGATACAGGAAGGCTTCGGCAACTCGCTCACCGCAAAAGCAAGGCAAGTTGTCGATGAACAGGTCGAGGGAAGCCGTGGACCCAGACCAATGGTTCCAGTCAAGAAAGTCAACCCCCCATCTGGAAATGTCAGGAAAGAGGCTGACCGCATCAAGGCATCCGGCGAAGAGCAGATGAAGAAGATGATGGCAAAGGCTCTCAAGAGGGCAAAGAAGAAGGCGCGGGTTGTCACAGAAGAGGACGAGATCAACCTTGCTGAAGTCGCAGCACCTGGCTATGAGGATTGGGCATCCAACCCCAAGGTCAAGGCAAGGTTCAAGGAGCGTTATGGCAAGCGTTGGAAGCAAGTCATGTACGGTCACTCATGGAACATGAAGGAAGAGACTGAAGCCGAACTCGACCTTGCAGAGGGAGTCGATGCAAAGCGCATGAGACTCCTTCGCAAGCACCATGTTTCGGGAAAGCCCATGACGGGCAAGGTCGCAGACTGGATGCAGCGTTCCTTCAAGAAGAAGTTTGAGAAGAACAAGATAAAGTTCGGTGGAGAAACATCGGCAGTTCTTGGGAAAGCAAAACTCAAGTACTCTGCAATGAAGGCAAAGGGTCTTGCCGAATCCGAGCAGTTGGATGAGGCTGGCTACAAGCGTCTCATGCGTATCAAGAAGGCAGCATACAAGGCAGACCTTGCATCGCGCAAGATGAATCCAAAGACTCCAAAGCAAGACAATCAGTTGAACCGCCTTGTCATCAAGCACGGCAAACTTGGAAGGGCTGCGGCAGAGCGCACGGCTCAGGTAGCCGCAGGATTTGCCCGTCGCGGTGGTGCATCGGCAGATGCAATCCGTGGTGGTGGTAGCATCATCGGCAAGAGCGGCAAGTACACGCAGAAGGCAGCGACACTTGCCAAGCAGCGCGACAAGGGTCTTGCAAACTTCCGCAACTTGGTTGTCGATAGGGGAGTCTCAAGAGATACAGGCGTTGGTCCCGTCAAGGCAATGGGAGATCGCTTGAATTACAAGAAGCCACAGATGACTTCTGATCAGGTTGCCAAGAAGCGCAAGGATCAGGCAGCAATGCGTGATTTCAGAAACCGCGCTCGTAGCGGTGACTTCGGACAGAACAACCAGGAAGGTATGCGTCCACGCTATAACTACCTCAAGAGAACTGGTAAACTCAAGACCAAGTAAACAGGAGACTAGATCATGTCTAAAGTGAAGAACAAGAGCAGAGGTAGGGTTCGGGATCTCAAGCATCAGATGCTCATCAAGGACATCAATCGCAAGAAGAATCTCGACGGCTGCAACTCAAGAATCGCTAAATAGTCATATCGGGGATTCTAGAACCTCCCCAAGACACACAAAGTTTCGAAACAAAGGAAAGAAACATGGTTAACAGGAACTCATATCTCTCGCTGCTTGAGTCAGTCAATGAAGCAGTAGTCGGACCATCAAAGGCAGCAGTCGCAAAGACTCCCGCAAAGCCAACCACTGGCGTCAAGTGGGGAAGTGCTGCAATCGGTGGAGCAAAGACCGGAAACCAACTTGCCTCTTTTGCAGCAACTGCAAAGGCTCCAGCCAAGGCAAAGGTTGCTGACACACAGGCAGCATCGGTTGCCAAGTCCGCAGCACAGATCAGCCAGCCCGCAGGAGCCGTCAAGACTCCATCGGTCAGCACCGTTGGTCAGACTGCAAGCGTCATCGCTGGCAAGAAGGGTGCAGCACCAGCAAGCACCGTTGCCGAGGAATGGGATGAAGTCGATGAGATCCTCGCAGAGGCTCTTGAGGTGTTTGGCGAGGAAGACCTCGTTGCCATCCTTGAGAACTTCGAAGAGACTGGCGAACTCCCCGATGAGTTCCTTGAGATCATGGAGGCATCCATGCCCAAGGCAAAGAAGGGCAAGAAGGGCGACTGCAACTACTGAAGTCGCATTCCGCACGGAACACAGGGGGAGGGGAGCAATCCTCTCCCCTTTTCGTTTGCTAAATAATGTCAGGAGAGACCACAGTAACTATGAGCAACCTGAATTCTGCAATACAGCACATACTACTTGAGAGCAATGATGTCGATGTGTCGGGGAAGTACACCCTGTTCACACTCTACAATGACAACACGGCTATACTTCATCTGTTTGAGGACAGGGAGTCCTACGAAGCCATGAAATACAAGTTTACATCGAATGACAACATCAAGCGTCTAGGTGCATCCCGCCTTCCAGAGAACACGACCTTCAAGCAACTATCCGAAAACATTCAGAACAAGTTCGGAGTGCCAAGGGAAAGATTCTCAGTCCGTACCCATGCTCCCATGCAGGAGGAGGTACGCGAACAGCCCAAGCCTCAGAATGTTTCCAAGAAGCCCCAGAAGCCTCAGAATTCGGTCATGGAGAGCGTTCTGAAGGGCAGGGAAAGATTCTCAGCCCAACCCCGCCAACAGCCCATGCAGGAGCCTGAGCGGTCACAGCCGACCATAAACTCCTTCATGCCAGCCATGAGCCAGAAGATCGATTTGTCTCGCCTCAACAATGGCGATACTCCACCCATGCTAGGATGATTTCCATGCCCCAAGAAAAAGATTCTGAGACAGCCCCAAGCGAGAAGACATACATCGTCAGGTACAGGCTACCGGGCGAGGCTGGACGGAATCCCCGCAAGGTGAAGGTTCATGCTAGGAATCAATCCGATGCCAAGAAGACTGCCCTTGCAACCATTCCCGATGCGAAGATCGTGGGTGGTGCCAAGGAGATCAATGAAGAGATCCTTGACGAGGGAGTTGCAGATTTCGCAAAGAGAGTTGCGAACTTCATAAAGCGTTGCGTTGGTCGCGGATGCCTTTCCTATGCGGGTAGCCCGATCAATTCCAAGGCAGGAGCCATCTCGCAGATTCGCAAGAGACTGACGCGGGAACTTGCTGCGAATGCCGGTGAGAACCTGATCCGTTCGGGTGGCGGTGAACCAGGCAAGGTCAAGATATCGGTGCAGAAGAACAAGAGGAAGAAGAAGAGCAAGTGGTTCGCTTCTCCTCCGAAGAAGACCCGCAAGCGCAAGCACTGATCACTTCATGAATGCTTCGATCAGAGGCATGTTGTCCTTGCCGACAAGCACCTTTGTGTTTATTCCCACATTGTCCTTGGACATGGTCGGTGCGATGTTGTAGGGAGATGTCTTTGCTCCCTTGAACTGCAATGTCATCACGAACTGATAGTCTGCCTTGCTCATGCTCTTCAACTGACAGCGGACTCGGATCTCGGCAGTGACCGATGTCGCGAAGTCGGGTATCAGCGGCTTCTTCATGCTTGCCAGAGACTTGTTCAATCCAAGGTCATCATTCCGGTTCAAAATGTAGAATCCATGCGTACCTACATTGAGATATGAGCATTTCTTGGAGATGTAGTAGTCGCAGATGAAACTGGCGGGAACCACCACCTTGACTTCATTGGGACCACCGTACTTCTTGATGTCGGTATCGTAGAATGCCTTCTTCTCCGCAACTGCATATGAACTGAACTTCTGCTTGCCAACGACCTTCGTCTTCGGATTCGAAGGATCGTTCTGCAACATCGGGGTGTTCCTTCCCCACTTCGTCGTCTTGTTGTTCATGTAGTCCTGTAGGATCTTGTACTTCTCTCCGACGAACTTGAGGAGTTCCTTCTCGGGATCCCCATCGGTCTCGCCGAAACTCCACTTTCCATCCATGTACTTCATGACGAGGCTTCCTGCGGCAGTCGGGGCAAGTTTCAACTCGCATCCCGTCTTCTTCTTGCCCCTCTGAACCTCAAGGTCGGGTCTGTCATGCGCTGCACCTGCTGGAGGCGCACCTGTGGAGATGCCATACTTCTTCAAGGAGGTATATGCATTCCGTTCGTAGATGAATCCCTTCTGATTAGACCCTTCCGCTGGCATGGAATCCTCCGCTAAATATCTATGAAATGAGCCATCCCCTTCACATCATCGCTGGCATCGACTACTCGCTCTGTGGACCGTGCATCTGCGTCTTCGAAGGCGGGGGAAAGTTCTCGTTCGATGACTGCTGCTTCTACTACATGACGGACACGAAGAAGTATGCCAAGTCCTTCATGGGAAACATCCACGGCGAGATGTTCTCCGAATGGAACGAGGACATGGAAAGATACCAAAGCATAGCCGATTGGGCAATCGACATCCTCAAGGATGTGAAGCAAGTCGCGCTTGAGGGATATGCATACTCAGCAACGGGAAAGGTCTTCCATATCGCCGAGAACACGGGAGTCCTCAAGTACAAGTTGTTCCAGGAAGGCATTCCCGTCACGATCATCCCACCCACCGAAGTCAAGAAGTTCGGAAGCGGCAAGGGAAATGCAGACAAGACGATGATGCATCAGGCATTCCTCAAGGAGACTGGCATCGACCTCAAGTCGCTGATGACTCCCGATAAGAAGGATGTGGCATCACCCGTCTCGGATGTGATCGATGCCTACTACATCTGCAAGAAGATGCACAGCGAGATGCTGATCTCAGCCCTCTGAGGGCTTGTCTTCGTCCAATGGAAGCGCAGGGGCTGGTCCGGCAGCCTTCTTCCTGTAGTCCAGCCATACCACGCAAAGGACGGCAAGGATGCTCAGGAAGAACGAGAAGCCGATGCTGATCGTCTTCGAATAGTCGTCGCTATCCACGGGCTTCTCTTCAGTCGCCACCACAGGATCGGGCTTCTGCTCAGGCACGATGAACGGCTCTGGCTTCTCCACAAGGACGGGAACCTCTGCGGGGGCTTCCTGCACCACCACGGGTTCCTGCGGCTTGGCAACGATCACCTCGGGCTTGGTCGAGCAGCAACTAGCCATTGCCGCGATTGCCATACATGCAAACTTTCTCATCATCGTCTCCTAACGATTGCTGCGCGTCTGCGCATTGATCTTGCTCTCTTGCGGTTGGCAGCGGCTCTCTTCTTGCGGGACTTCCTTGCTGCCTTCCTTGCTCCCTTGGAGCGATGAGCCTTTTCCTTGCTGCTCATCCTCACGCAGGATTTCTTGGTCTTTCCAAGTTTCTGACCTTTCGGACACTTCAGCACGATTCTCTTCTTGCCACCACGGATCACGATCTTCTTCTTGATCCCCTCCGCAAGCATCTCAAGTTCATCGTGCGTGAGAAGCGATATGGCTTCGTCAATCGACAGATCGGAGACACCATAGACCACATAGTGGGTCTCGGTCAGAGTGGTGTTCCTGATGTCGAGGGACAACTTCATTTGATCTTGGGCTTCTTCCTGCGGAGGATCGGGAATCCTCCCTGCAATGGAGAGACGGGAGGCTGTTCGCCATTGGAGACACCAGCAAGTCCTGGTGCCGATGCGGTGTTCGCCACACCAGCATCCTCAAGCATTGAGATGAGGATCTCGTATTTCCTTGGATCGGAAACAGCCTCCTCATAGATTTTCTTGAACTGTGCATCAAGTGCATTCTCAACGATCTGCGAATAGGTCTTCATATCTTCCTCAATTCCTCTAGGAGCATACCATCCATCTCAATCAATGCAAGGTTTGCCTCGGGAATCTCGGCAACGAGCATGTTGAGAAAATGAAGGTAGGTCTTCAGATACTTATGGTACTTCTCCTCCATGCGGAAGAAGAGTATCCTGTTGGCAATCCTTGCCCCAAAGACATTGGTGAGGACGATGATATGGTTCAATACGAGCCTGTTCCTCTGCCCGCTGTCCCCGTCTGTCCGGTTCATCAGCCTCTTGAGGTACTTGATCCTGTCCAAGTCCTCATAGAACTCCTCAAGCGATCCGCATTGCGGATTCTCATAGTGTCTAAGGGCGAAGACAAGGAAGTCTTCATCACATATCCGCACTTCATCCATGTACTACCGCTTCGTCAAGCCTTGCTCATGTAGAGTTCGGCATCGACCGTGTATCGACCGCCCGGAACCATCGTCTTCTTGATCTTGAGGTTGCCCTTCATCCTCCTGCGGGGGAACATGAGGTTGTTGGTGACGGCATCGTCTTCCTCGGGATTGCGGATCTCCTTGCCGTACTGATTGACCTCGTAGGTTCCGCTTCCACCATCATACTCGGGGACCGTCAGACCAACGGACTGAAGGTGCATGAAGAGGTGGCGGATCTGCTGATCCGCATCGATGTGGGTTCCGTCGAGGAACCTCTTGATGAATGCATTGATCTTCTCGACATTCTCGGGTTGCTCAAGGTAGAACAAGCCACCGTGCTGAACCTGTGGATTCGCCCGCGTCTCGTTCAGATAGTCCTTGAGGCTCATGCTGTTGTACTTGTCGAGGGTGCTGGCTACTGTTGCTGCTAGTGAGTTTTTTCTGCTAAACGATGGATGCATGGAATCTCCCTTAAGTTCGTAATAGTATGTATAAAGGAAAAACGACGAGTTTCCTCGTCGTCTTCCGTGCCTAAGAGATGTCTAGTTCACTTGTTCCAGGGCAACTTGGTCTTTGCCCAGTTCCAGAGTGGCGCACCGAGGAATGCTCCTGCAACGAATGCGACGATGATCCAACCAGTACCACCCAAAAAGTCCTTTACTGCTTCCATGTTCGTTTCTCCTTTGGGCTGCATTGCCCATATAGATGTATGTATGTCCTGTTTTTGAGATTTCCCAAAGTGGCTCAGATGCTAAATATGGGTGGAGGTTCTATTCATGGCAGACACATATACACAATCTTTCAATATTCCATCGGGTGGCTGGACAGGACAGGCAACTGCACTGATGTATGCAGGAGTAGCCGCAGCAGCAACAGGTCTAACCGCAACTGTTGTCCTGTGGAGAGATGCAACCTATGTTGGTAACACGCTCACGAACAATACCCCCGTTGCCATAGCAATGATGCCAGGTGCCATATTGCCGCTCAAGGTGAGATATATCTCCCATGCTGGCTCAGCAGGAACCGTGACTGGCTTCAACTGAACAGAGTCGTAGACGGCTTTAGTTCATACCACTGCTTGTACAACTGAATCGCCTTTAGAAGCCCATCGACATAATCGATGGGTTTCTTTATGAACTCCTGTAGGACACCCGTCTCGCAAGCGGCAAGCACGACGATCTGCTCGACCTTCTTGCCAGTGATCTCCTGATACATCAGGGCATATGCGGTGGCTTGCTGAAAGTAGTTCTTGATTCCACTCTCAGTCTTCTCCTTGTTCGATCCCTTGAAGTCAACGATGGACAACTTTCCATCATAGTCGCAGATGCAGTCTGCACGACCCGCAAGACCAACGGTCTCGCTCCACATCTGCTTCTCAAGGGCATAGACATTGTCGATGTGATGCTCGACATGGTTCTTCGTCATCGTGAACAGGGAGTCGATCTCAATGTCCTCGGTCAACTCGACCTCCTCGTTCTTGAGGAGATGCTCCATCATCGAATGCAGTTTGTTTCCGCGCTCAATGACACGAATGGATTCGCGTGGATTCTTCCTGCGCCAGATGTCGAAGCCATCCTTGCCTTCGAAGCCTGTGACGGTGGTGACCGATGGAAGCCTCTTTCCCGAAGGAGTGAGATATGTTCTTCCCTCTTCTCCCTCAACGACGGAAAGCGGAGGAAGATTGAGGTCAACGGGAATGTAGTTGTATTTCTTCATCATGCAGTCGAATCTAGATCACACGGAGGCGTTGGAAAATCCTTGCTCCGCTTCGATATATCCATGCTCTGACCAGGTGTCTTTGCCTTGGTCTTCTTCACAGTATCTTTCTTTTCAGAGATCACTTCCCTGAAATACACGGCAGTCTCTCTGACAGACATACCACTATACCTCGCTTCTCGTATCAGGTCAACATAAACCTGATTAGAAACTATTGCTTGCCAAGGTATGTCCATCTTATCAGCACATCTCCGCATGAACGAATAGTCCGATTCATGGTGTTCGTTGTGGATGTTATGCTTCTTCTTGCTCATGCCAGTATTTAGTCTGTAAGAAAAACATAGGCATATTTCTTATAATAAAAACACACGCCCCATCATCGTGGGGCGTGTGTCGGTAGCGAAGTTCCTTGTCGAGGTGAGTTACCTCCCCAACGCGCAGTGAATAGCGTAATCACGCTTGCACCGTACCCACGACCGACTCAGTGAGAAGACCGGGGCGAACACCAATATGTATATTTCACTCGTCGTTGGCAAGACGCTTGAAGTAGTCGAGGGCATCGTCATCATCGCTGCTCTCGGTCTTTGCCTTCACTTCCCGACCAGGTGTCTTTGCTTCCTTTGCAGGGAACTTGGGCGTGAACTTCGCCTGAGTTGTCTCTTCCTCATCTTCCGAAAGATCCATGTTCTCTGCCTTTGCCGTGGCAGAGCCATTGATGACCGACTGGAACTTGGTCTTGAGTTCAGCATGGGGCTTGAACTGATCGGGCTTGACGAAATCCTGTAGCGGATACTCCTTGCGCCACAGAGCCTCAAGTTCCTTGTCATTGCCTTCAAGCAGGGGAGCCGAAGCGGAGAACTCGGACTTGTCGTAGTTCGTGTATCCCTCGACATTGCGGATCTTCAACTTGAAGTTCGCACCCTGCCAGAAGTCGAACGGATTGACTGCATCCTCGTCCTTGTACTGCGGATTCATCTTGTCATTGATCTTGTCGAAGATCTTCTTGCCGTAGCGTAAGAGTAAGATCTTCCCGTTGTTCGCGGGATTGACGGGATCATCGATCACCATGATGTTGCTGATGTAGGACAACTTGCGCTTGCGGTCACGGGCAATGTTCTTGTCATCCTCGTTGCCGCTGTTCCAGAGTTCGTTGTTTGCCTCGCAGACGGGACACTTGCCGCCGATGGTCGTGGGGCAGTTCTCAATGTACCAACCACCCTTGGATTGGAATCCGTGGCTGAAGACGCGAACCCACGGAAGGTCTTCGCTCGGGGGAGCGGGGAGGAAGCGGATCACGGCATAGCCGTTTCCCGTCTTGTCAACCTCTGCCTTCCAGAAGCGGTCATCCTTGTAGGAGTTCTCTCCCCCACCCTTGGTGACCTTCTCCAGTTCCTTGGCAATCTTGCCGATGCTGCTCTTCGAACCCTTCTTGAAACTTGCGAAATCCGACATGTTGTGTTCTCCTTATGAACGATGTGTACGGAATGTACGACTGACTGAGTATACGGCGTATTGGGTCTGAGTCAAGAGAAGGGCAAAGATTTCTTTTTCGGCAAGAGATTCACATCCCTTGCCTCCTTCTCAATGTTCTCAATGATAGGCTTCGATAGGTGCTTCGCGACCATCGTGGCATCCACCGAATGCTCCTCGCAAACCTCCAAAACAGCATCCATGTAGGAGATGCTTCGGGTCGCGACCATGCGCTCTATGAGGGTGGATATCTGCGTTGGGTTTATCATGGTGAAGACTATACCCCTATCTAGGAGGACTTCAAGGAGTATAAATACAAAGAGCGAAAGAAATCATAAGGAACATAGCACAATGGCATTCGACACAGACAACAACTTTTTGGTCACTGGAGCATCTGGCGATGGCGTGATTGCCACGGATTATTCGATATCGGAGGGATCGCACTTCCAGGTCAACAAGTTGGCATATGGAAGCAGCGGCGAGTTCATCCGCGTCACGGATACCGTAGGATTGCCTGTAAGCGTAAAGAACAGCAGCATTCCCGTCACCATTGCCAGTATGCCCACCACTTCTGTGACGGGAACCGTCAGCATCACGGGAACCGTGGGAGTGAGTGCCACGAACTTCGGTATTCGTGCATTGACTGCTGGTGATCCCACGGCAGGGACTGCCACTGGTGCGGACTTCGTTCGCATAGTCGGCTATTCGGGTGGTTGGGCAGTCGGTGTCACCGCAAGCAACTTCGGCATTCGTGCATTGACCGCAGGAAGCCTGACATCGGGAACCGCTCATACTGGTGCCGACTTTGTGCGAGTTGTCGGTGCATCTGGAGCATATCCGATTGCAGTCACGGGAACATCCTTCGACATCCGTGGTCTGTCGGGAACAAGGGATTTCGTGACCGTATATGGAACGGCAAGTGTTGCATACAATGGAGCGACTCCATTCAGCAAGGTTTCTGCCGATGGATTCCAGACCAGGGTTCTCCGTGCCACCATCGGAGCGAATCCGATCACCGCTGCGGGATCTCTCGACACCAACATAACCCACATCGAAGATAGCGTCAGAGTCGTAGGTCTGTCCGGTGCATATCCCGTGAACACACTTCCTGGTGGACTTACGAACATTGCCGATAGCACGACAAGAGTCCCATTCAAGGTCAGCACAACTGGTTCATTGTATGTTGAACTTGCTGCCGGTACCATCGGAGTCACCGCAACCATATCCGGCTCAAGCCTGACGCTTGCAGGGCTTTCGCTCACAAGCGCAACAGCAGCAGCACAGGTCATGCAGGTTCATGGATACACTGGTACGGGAATGATTCCGATTGCAGTGACTGGAGCATCCTTCGATATTCGTGGTCTGACCTCCACCAGGGATTCCGTGTTTGCCGTGATACGAACCCTGACCTTCGATGGAACAACGGGAGATACGGTCGGAATCACAGGAAGCGTTGCATCCGATCTAAGAACTCTGGCAGGAGCGGTCAGTGGTTCTCCAGCAAAGATACAAGTAACGGAATCGAATAGTAGTAATATCAACTCATCTGTCGGAAATGTCAAGAGTTCGGTGGACAGCCTGAAACAATCCTTCGACAATACCGTTGGTACACTAAGCGTCGGCGGCAGCGCACAACGAGTGATCGTCTCCGAAGTGGCACAGCCCACCGGAATCACAAGCGGAAAGGTAAATGTTGCCCTTACTGCCACCCAAATGGGAACATTGGCATTGCAGAGCGGAATCCACATCAAGGCAGATCTCGTCAATACAGGAACCGTGTTCGTAGGAACGAACAATACCGCTCTGTCGGGATATGCACTGTTCAATGGAGATCAGGTCTTCATTGAAACGGACAATACGAACAAGATATGGCTATCGGCAAGTGTCGCTGGTTTGAGTGCTTATTACATAGGAACATAATGAATGTCTAATGATTTTAGAAATAGGGACGAAGTTGATCGCAGGAGGTCAAGGACCACTGCGGGTGGCTCGGGTGGCTCGGGTGGCTCGGGTGGCACCGATACCACGGTAAAGGAACTCATCCTCCTTCCGAACTTCGATACATTCATCTTCGCACCACCACCCACGGGTGCATGTGGTGCCGACAGATGGACATCCATAAACCCGACATTCACGACCCCAAATAACTCCACGCTTCTTCCCGTAGGATTGGTCAATCCTTGGAACGATGGTGCGCCAGGTGGACCCGTCACAACAACCCAAGCCGTGAGGACTCCCACCAGGACCGTGATGGGATTCGACCTCACGGCACTTCCTGCCAATGCGAACATACTCTCAGCAGACTTGCAGATGACGGTTGCTGGATCAAGTTACTGGACTGCACCAAACCTCTTCGCACCGGTAGATCCGAACCAAGGTCAATGTGATCCGAATGCCAACTTCACTGGTGTCGGTGGAAGCAGCAACATCATGGACAATGTGTGGGTTGCCTACAACTTCGACGGTATTGGTACGGCATCGATGCCCAATGGTCGCGCCTTGGCATATCCCTCAATGTCCTCACCAGGATTCAGTTGGTATGATTTCGTGCATAATGGACCACATGTGGTGCCAGTCGAACTTCTGGAAAATAATGCTCTAGTCGATCCTTGGTCAATCCGCAGATGGTACATGTGGGGAGCAAGAAATTTCGAACTCCACATGCCTTTCGGAAGACCAAGTTCCTCTGCACCAGGAACAGAGAAACTTGCATATCAGGCAGATGCATTCCTGTGTGCCAAGCAAGGGCTTACCCTAAGCGATGGTCAGGTTGTCAATGATCCTATGTGGTGGTTGACCAACAACAATTTCATTGCCGTATGGAAGGCATTGATAACAGGAAGAAGAGGAGCCACTGGCGGTTCGCCGGATTATCTGAGTGAATTCTACTGGAATCAGTTCCTAACTTGGTACAATCCCGCAGATCCGATCAAGGTCATCGTCTATAACGGATGCATCACCAAGTCGGGTACGACGATGGAGAACCAATATCCTCGGTGGAATTCGTTGTTCTTCTCAAACTACGATGCGGCATTGCAGAGACTCAAGGATTCGGTGCAGCCTTTCATAGACTGCGGAATGAAGATAGGAATCGATGCACTTTCGGTTGCACCTGGTCCTATTCCCGGAGACTACATTCCACTTGAAGAATTGAATTTCGAAGCACAGCGGGGATGGTGGGATTTCTATACCTGGTTGGTGAATACAGTCGGGCAGGAGAATATATTCACCGAGGCACATCCGATCTATCTGAAGAACCTGAGAAAGAGTGCGGATGCAAGTAGGATTGCAGGACATCCCGTCACGGTGGTTGATCCAAATCCCTATCTCGGAGTGAATGTCATGGCAGGAGAGGATTATTCGTATACTCCTTCGATAGGTAATGGAGAATTGAAGTTCCATAAGATGCGCGAGTTGGGTAGAATCAAGTACCTGCGAGCCACCATGTGGTCCTCTGCTCCAAAGGTTAGGAGGAATGCCGGTGCTGCATCCGGTCGGTCACAGGCGAGATATCCCGATCTTGCACAATGGGGAATCACTGCGGCAGACGGTGATGTGCGGATTCCACTCACAAATTCGGCAAACAACTATCAAAGCGGTCTTTTCCACATCTTTGCCGCAAGGAACCTCAAGGACAGGTATGATCAAGAAGGGGATCCGCAACCAGAATATAATTTCACCCTTCCTGCATATGCTCTACCACCAACTCTCCTACAGAAATATCCAACTACCAATGTTCCTGCCGGACAGATGCGGTTCATCGACCGATTCCCTCATGCATCCGACTTCAAGGCATATCTAGACTCGTATGTTTCCCCGCAAGTGATACCAGAACCACCAACGCCAGTCACCGACACAAGTGCCACCAGTGCCACCAATACATTCAGAGCCTTTGGCGGCGGAAGTGGTGGAAATAGTCCCGATTGCGATTCCTTATTCAATAGATGGAGTGGTGGGGTGGTAGGTACAGGAGGAATTCCCGGAATCCAAAGCACAACAAACTATCTCCTGTACCTACTCAACCAAAAATTGAAGGACTGGGCACGGTTAGGAAAAATCGATCCGTGGTGGTTCTTGAGAAATGCCGATATTATAGACAAACTCATGAAAAATCCGTTCAGAGAACTCGGATATGATGAAGAATATTGGATTCCTCTGCTTGCCCCTCTTTTTGGTGATTCTAAAAGCCTATACCATCTAATGGGCAGAGACCCATTGACAGTGGAGGGTGAAGGAGTCAACTGCCAATTTGAATTGTATTGGAGAACCAGATTTGTAACTGAGAGAGCAAAATATCTCGGAAGCAGACAGATGATGGATCGCATCAAGAAGGGTCTGGCGGATGTCCGTAGCAAGGGAACAAAACCTAACAACATAAGAGAACCTTTTTGGGATGAGGAAATTGAAAAAGTCTATAGGAAGTATAGCGATGAATTGTTCTTCGATGAATGCATCGGAGCAGGATTAACCTGTAGGCAAATCTATAATACAGATTCGGATAACTACATCAAGCAATTGCAGGCTACATTCGATGCATTCTTCGATGCTATGGATGCAGCCGTAGCAGATCAGTGGTTCTGGTTGATTCCTATAGACTGG